TCATATCGCAGTCCGCGAAAGACACCGCGATGGCCTCACTGTCCGAGGCCGGAGATGATTTCATAAGCCTGGAAACGGCGACGGCGGTACAAGGGGAATTCCAAGATTATTACGAGCGCTGTAAAAAGAATCCGCTGTTTATCGTGCGCTCGTTTCGATCTGATAAAAATCCATGGCTAAGTAAGAAGCTTATCGAGAATATGCGCTCAGTGATGGACCCGGATAAGTTCCGTCAAGAGTTCTTGGCCGAGTTCGTCCAGCCGCGAAACCTGGTGTATTGGTGCTACGATGACACGCGAAACGGTCAGCTGTACAAGGACGCCAGGAAGGTGCTCAGGAGGCGTAGCAAGGGGGCCGGGTCGATACCGTTCGACGTTGGGAAAGACATCACCAGGGAGTACCTGATGCGCGAGTTTGGTCGTGGTAGCAGGTACCTGCTGGGAGTGGACTGGAATCTAATCCCGATGGTGGCAGTCGTGTATAAAATACTCCGCTCCCCGCCAGGCGTTGGCCCGATAATGTGGGCTATCGATGAGGTAATACTGGACGAAAAAGCAGACGCTGCTCGCCTGGCCATGGAGTGTGACAGGCGTGGATATGGAGGCTCGATCACGATCCCGGATGCCAGCGGTGCGTACCGAAACCCGGCAGACGGCGACGGTGAATATTCGATTCGATTATTCGAGCAATATGGGTTTTTTTGCTACTACCATAAAACTAATCCGCACTTTACCGCTCGTGTCGACGCTGTTAACGCGAAGCTTTTAAACGCGAACGACGCAGTATCTTTGTACATCGATTATGATAAATGCCCTCGGTTGATCAAGGGGCTGAAAAACCAGAAGTGGCGCAAAGATTACAAGAGATACGCGCCTCACGGTGAGGATGAAGAGGACCATGCACATAAACTTGACGCGATGGGGTATCCTATTGCATACTTGTGGCCCGTTGCCGTGAACGTGGCGGATACTGGTGTTACCGCTTATCGGAAAAAGGCTGGATATGGCAGATAGTCCTGATTTCTCAATAGTCCACCCAGCATACGACGCCATGTTGATCCGTTGGCGGCAACAATGGGCATTCTGGCAGAGCGGTGTCAAAGTCCTGCTGCCAGATTACGTACTGGAAAAATCCAGTTACATTGTAGAAAACCCAGCCTACGCCCAAGCCCAAGCGTCGCCCGAGGCCTCGTCAGGTAACTCGCCAGATGCACCAGCCCGGACCAGTCAATGGGACTCCGTTGATTTCTACCCGAAGTCTTTCCTACATATCAACGAGACGGAAACAACGAAGGAATTCGATAAGAGAAATCGTCAACTATTCCATATCCCGTTGTTCGGCCCGATCATCAACGACTTAGCATCCGGTATCCTGAGGGTGCCCCCACAACGCGGCCAGGCAGATCAAAAAGCGCCGCCGTACTGGGTGCGGTTCTGGCAAGATGTTGACCAACTCGGGACAGATATCGATCCATTTATGCGGCAATGGACGCATTACGCGCTGGTATTCGGGCGGGCTCATGCCTACTCGGATCGCCCCAAGATGCCAGACGGCGTGAATGTTGCCACTGAGCAGGACAGGCAAACAGCCGAGGGGAAAAATAACATCCGCGCCTATTCGAGGATCCTGACGCCGTTTGATATCACGAACTGGTCCCTGGACTCGAGAGGCAACCCGCGCTGGATATATATTCTGGAGCCAATGCCAGATGAACGATCCCCTGGGGATGAGAATCAGCCGCAGCGGGTGCAATACAGGGTGGCCACACGGGATGGCTGGGAGCTGTACCGGCAAAAGGATGATCCAAGGAATGACGCCAAGGGGACCCAGGAATGGGACCTGGTAGACCAGGGGAGCCACAACCTCGGCAAAGTGGCCATAGATACCATCTGGGCCTCGAGGGTGGGAGCACGACGGGACTGGGCATGTGAGAGCCCGATAGCCTTCGCCGCCGACGCTGACAGGGCTTTACTGAATGACGGATCCGAGCTGATATTTGCAAAGCGGCGTCAGGCATTCTCGCAGATGTTCATTCCAACCAAACCGGGTAAGCCATCGGCACCCCTAGACGTTGGCCCTGGCCAGTGGATTGGATACGATCCAACGAACGGGGGCCGGCCCAGCTTCGAAACTCCGGACTCAGATCCGCTGAAAATGCGGTGGACTCAGCACAAGGAAACCCGCCAGGAAGTAAAAAAAGCAGCCGGTGTTGGCCGTGGAATTGGAGACGAAAGCAAGGAGCGACGCTCTGCTGACGCGATCGTGGAAGAGATGTCGGCCCAGCTATCCCAGATGGCAGAATGGTCTGCGGCTGTCCAGGAGGGCGACAGGGGGCTGCATAAGACCACTGCTCAGCTAGACGCTCAGCCTGAGAGTTCTATTCCGCTGGCCAGTTATTCGAAGACGTTTTACCGGACGGCTATTGCAGCGGCGACGAATGTTGTTCTGCAATTAAAAGCTACCGGCGGGATTGGCCCGGTAACGCTGAAGATGATGATTGAGCCCGTAATATCTAGATACTTTGGGGAATTTGGGCTTGATGCGAACGATGTAGCCGATGCAATGGAAGAGATTAAATTGATCTCTGAGGATCCTACATTGTATAAGGACTGGTTTAATAATTACAAACTTACCTCAGGCGAGGTAGTTGACGCAGATGTGGTAACCTGATATAAAAACCACATGAGTCCAGCAAGCGTCAGAATAACAGATGACAGATTAGAGAAAGAGAGGGACCGCCGGCAGGAAGCTGCGCAGGTTCCACTGTCCCTATCTGCCGTTGCCAATGCTCTAGTTAAAGAGCGGCTTGATCAAATAGAGAAAGAGGGGAAAAATACATGAAGTGTTTCTACCACAGCGCGGACCTTGAGCTAAATGGTGCGTCGGTAATCATATGAAAATAGCGATCCGGTTAGTCGGCCACGGTGACGGTGACAAGAAAACATTTGTCTGCCTGACGAGTAGTTACGTAAATCTCTTACGCGCTGGCCACTCAGTAACCCTGCATAGTGAAGAATGTAATAACAGCCCCCATGGTGCGGCAGATAACGCAAGGTGTCGAATGGCGTCCAGTTTCCTCGAGAAAAAGGACGAAGAAGTCCTTGTATTCGTAGGCGACGGGATGGCGTGGGACCAGGGAACAATCGAGCGACTGTGCACGGTTGCCCTGGAGAAAAACAGCATAGTTAGCGCGTGGATAGAAACAGATAGCGGGCCAGAGTACAGGGCAATCGAGGACGCGCAATGTTTAGTTAAGTGCGATTTCGTCAGCGCAAACTTGACGGCATATCCCAAGAGCCTGTTCACGGAACTTGTTGAATCAAAGAAAGTTCATCGTTGTATTGCAAATGGATTCTGGTCTTTTTTCCTCCCCGTTGTCTCGTCCAGTACATTCGGTGGGCTGAAAGGGACGCCGGAGTATCTAAATGGCCCATGGGCATTATGTCAAACGGCAGTCGACGCCGGGTTCGGATGTCTAATTGACAGGTCAAGCGTTGGCTGGAAAAGGCAAAAGAGAGATTTCAAGCCGAGTAAGCTTATCGTTGAAAAGGCCCCTGAAGAAAGCATTGAAACGCTCGTGGTAGTGGATCGGGAAAACTGGGCGTTCGACAGAATGGCTCATAAGATTCAGAAATCCATGGGTCCAAAAACGAAGGTGGTTGCATACGATAAGCTGAAAAAGTGTGAAGTGGATACGCTCGTTTGTTTTTGGTGGGGGCACGCAGTACAGATAAACGGCCTCGTTACCGCGAAGAAAATAATCATCTGCGTATACGATGAGTTCACGTGGGCGGATGATACGGAGCATTTTCACGAGGCGCTTGCACTGGCAGATATCGTTGTTGCCGCCAACGAAAAACTAGCCAAGAAAATCAAGTGTGAGGCGCAAGTGGTCGTGATAGAGGACCACGTTAATACGGCAGATTTCAGCATTGAGCCGCTCCCGCAGGATTTCATCGTTGGATGGTGTGGAAACTCGAAGTCAGGTGATTCGTTTCTCGCGCACGATATCAAGGGGCTGGAAATAATTAAGGCCGCGTGCAAAGAAGCCGGCGTTAAATCGATGATCCTGGACAGCTCCGACGGCGACATGCTGCCATACCAGAATATGCCTGACTGGTATCGGAACGTGTCTCTCATGCTATGCGCGTCTGAATCAGAGGGCGGTCCTAACCCAGTCATCGAGGGCTGTGCTTGTGGTAGGCCGTTTATCTCGACGGACGTTGGTATCACTCGAAAGATGTCCACGGGGGGGGCTGGCACTATCGTAAATAGGACAGTAAAGGAATTCGCTCAGGCGATCCGTCGGTACAAGGCTATTTATGGCACTCCAGAGTTCAATAAGCTCCAGAAAACATGTTTCAGGAACGCGCAGGGGCAGAGCGAGGCCAGAGCGCTGGAGCAGTGGAATAGCGTACTTGCCGATGAGATAGTGCTGGAGCCGAAGATCGAGATAATGCAGCCCAGGGAAAGAATCATCGAGATGGACCATGCACCAAGGTCGAAAAAGAAAGGGAAACGGACAAAGGCTCTCTTGATCTCAGACGTAAGGGACTGGGCATTTCACCAGAACATGGTTGATCTTGCTCATTACGAAAAAGACAACTTTGATTTCGATCATTGGTTCGTTATTGATTACCTGGAGAAAGGCCACAAGCCCGATTTCGATTTATACGATGTCGTATTCTGCGTCTATCACAGGTGGCAAATCGAAGACATCCTGCCCTGGGATAAGTCGGTGGGTTCGCTCCGTTGCCAGTGGTTCACGCCAGAGAACAGAAGTCCAGCGACGGAAGCTGATATTGATTTAGTCAACAGATTCCAGGCCTTCCACCTGGTAACCAAGAGCAGTTATGATGAAATCAGTGATCGTTGTCCAGGCGCTGTCTACCTCACGAATCCAGTTTCGATGTACAGGTTTCCAAGGGCCACGGAAAAGAGGGAATTAATCCCAACGTGGAACGGGAACGCTCAGCATTACAACGCCGCCAACGAAGATATAAAGGGATTCGATTCCATCATTAAACCGGTGTGCAC